AGGCTGCAGGATGAAGGTCTTGCGCTCCCACAGAACCTCGGCGCCCCCACCGTTACCGCCGTCAGGCTTGCGCTGCATCTCGACTGGAGTGTGCGGGGTGCCCTCGCCGTAGCCGAATGCGCCTTGACCGAAGAAGATCGACAGGAACTGACCAGGCGCGTAGGTCAGGCTGTCGTCCATGAACACCGGCTTGCCGAGATAGGTTGCCAGGATGATTTTGCCGGTCGAGTCGCGCAGGTACTCAATCAGGTCCTGTTTGACCATCTGATTCATTACTACCGAGTGCACACCGATGGCGCCAAACATGTCGGCGGCATCGCCGGCGGTGAAGGCTGCGTCCTGGAATGCGGAGGCGCTGATGCTGGGACCGGCGTCTTTGACCATGTCGCCGCCATTGTTGGCGATGTTAGAGGCGATGACGCCTCGGGCGGCACCCAGCAGGTAACGCTGCCACTGGCGGGTCCAGTAGGTACCGAAGCGGTTGCGAATGTGCTGCATCGGCTCGCTGTTGGCCAGCTCGGCGGTGAGGTCAGCGACACCGTAACCTTTGTTGAGGTACAGCGTACGAGCGCGCATGCTGCCTTGCTCGGCCTTGCCGACCTCACCCAAATCGTCCGGGTTGTCGTTCGAGATGTTCGGCGCCTCGTCGGCGTCGAGATCTTGCCAGTAGCTGATCTCGGAAGTGCCCTGGCCGTTGTTGGCGATGTTGTCCAGCGTCGGCGAGCGGGTCACGATGCCCGATTCAAAGACGGCGGTTTTTTCGGGGGTGTTCACCGGCGCCAGCGCGCCGTAGTAGTCGCGGACGAAGATGTCCGACAGCTGGGTCGTGGCCATGGATTAGGTTCCTTGGGTGGCTTGGAGTTTTTTGAACGCATCGGGGTTGTCCCTGGCCAGCGCAGCGCGCTCCGCCTCGGTGTACTCGCCCCATTTCTTCATGGCCTTGCCATTGTTGTCGCCGGTCTGCCCGGCACCCTGAGCCCTTGGCCACAGGTGGGTAGCGGTTTCGCGCAGCGATTCCGCCCATTCGAGGGGAGACAGCGGGGTCTTGCCGTCCTTCCCGTACACGACTTCGCCGGCACGGTCAGTGGCGACAGGCTCGCCGTCTTCGCTCAGTTTGAAGGTGCCTCGGGCGCGGAGGATGATGTCCTCAGCAGCCTCAGGCAGCGCGCCGGCCTTGATGGCGGCAGCGCGGATGGAGTCAGCCAGCACCTTGTCGCTGTACTTGGCGGCGAAGGCTTCGGCCTTGTCCGCACGCTCGTTGGCGGCCTTGACCTGCTTGTCCAGGTCGGTGCGTAGGCGCTCGGTGCGACGACTGATGACCTCGTCCAGCTTGCCCTCGGCGATCAGCTTGGTTTCCTCGTCCTGGCCGGCCTTGGCCAGCAGACCCTTGACCGCCTCGATGTCCAGGCCGTCGAACTGACCTTTCAGTTTGTCCAGCTCGGCCTTGATGGTCTTGTTGGAGCCGATCAGCTCGGTGTTTTTGGACTTGAGGCCCGAGACCTCGCCGTCCAGGAATTTCTGCACCTCGCCGCCCAGCGCTGCCTTCAGCGCGGCAGTTTGGGTTTCGTCGAGGGTGAGGCCGTGGGCGGCCGGGTCGAAGTCAAAAGGCATGTGGCTATCCCCTTGGGATTGGTTGGCCCGCCTGGCGGGCAAGAAAAAGCCCCGCGATAGCGAGGCCTGGAATGCGCGCCACAAAAGGGTGGCCCGAAGTTTCGTGGCGCGGATCAGTTGATCCCTGCCCGCTCGAACGCCAGCGGCTCCAACTCTTTGAGCTGGTCCAGCGTCAGCGGCTTGAAGTTCTTGTCCAGCTGCAAGCCGGCGAAGCGCTCGGCAGTCAGCCCGCCATCGCGGAACAGCTTGCCGCGCACCGGCCCCAGCGCGGCGTCTTGGAAGGCCGCTGGCTGCGTTTTGAGCCACTGGTAGTAGCTGAGGCTTGCAGAGACCTGACCGCCGCCATCAGCGCCCACTGCCGCCCTCGTGGCGCCTTGCCCGAACAGCGCCGACAACTTGGTGATCGGCGTGATGGTGGTCCGGCAGTGAATGTGGAACGGGGGCACAGGCCCCTTGCCCATCTCGAATTCGCGGCCGTCCATGCTCCGGCACTGCACGCTGGTCTTTCGGTCCAGGGTGGCAACGATTCGATACCCGGGCACCACCTCGGCATTCGCTTTGAGCGTTTCCATGCGCGCCGTGGTGGCCACATGCTGAACTGCGGTTTGGACGACGGCCCGGGCGCTTCGGTTCGTGACCGCCAGTACGCCGTCCGTGAAGTTCTGCGCCGCCGTGCCGCGCACGGCCTGGGTGATCTCCGCGTTGGTCTGGCCTTGGACGACCCCCATCCGAATGGCATTGGTTACCCTGTCCGCTTCGATGCGCGTCCATCCATTCAGGAATGGCTTGAGCAGCTTGCCGCCATCCACCCCGGCCACCTGCAGGGGCTGCGTGTTGATCGCCGCCCTGAGCAGCGAATCCGCCGGCATGGCCGCGTCTATCAGCAGCGCCGTCGCCAGGCTGCGCCCCTCGAATGCAGCCTCGTACTGCGCAATATCCACCAGGTCGGACTGCATCCGGTCGCTGAAGGCCTTGTAGATTTCCAGCAGCTTGCCGCCCACCCGGCCAAGAAACTCCTCAAGCCGGCTGCGGCTGTAGGTGGTCAGCTCCTTACGGGTGAGCTGGTCGCGGACATGAGCATCGGCCCGGCGCAGGTAGGTCTCGAACTTCTTGACCTCGCCAGCCTTGAGCCGCTCAAGCAGTACCGAGTGGCGGCTTACCTGCTCCAGCAGCTTCTCGTCCGCCGTTTGCTCCGGTTTCATTGCCATCGTCTTTGTCCAGGTTGACGCCGCCCGCACCGTGCTCGTCGCCTATCAGCTCGGCTTCTTCGTCGTAGGGGCGCTCGGGAAGCTTTCCGGTGGTGAGGTACTGCCAGTAGGTCTCGGCGCTGATGGTGCCGGCCATGACACTCTTCTGCAGCTCGGCCAGGACCTGGGCGTTGACCTCTGGGATCACAAACTCTGGCTTGACCGTGAAAACGACCTCATCCTGGTTGTAGCCCGTCCACTCTGCTGCGTATCGCAGGGCCTGCTCGATGGCGGCCGCCGCGGTGATGACAATGCTGTGCAGTGTGGCGTGCTGGTCGTTCTGGCGAGTTTTGCGGGCCTCGCCCGACTCCGTACCGGAAACGTCCATGACCTTGGCGCCAGCTTCAAGGGCTGCATTCTTCTGGTCTTCCATCGCCGTGCGAACGGCCTCGATGCCGGCCCCCTGGAACTCCAGGTAGCCGCATTGGCCTTTCGGGCCGAGGTCCCAAGCGGCAGACGGGCCGGTGACGCTGAGTTCCACGCTCTCATCCAGGCCAGATACCCACGGCTGCGGATGGCTGGTCTGGTGCAGCGCGGTGAAATAGTCGGCGCTGAGCTGGTACGACTTCAGTGCCGCCCGCGCCATCGTCAGCAGCGGGATTTCATCCACGTCTGGCGAGTTGTCGGTAGACCCACAGTAGATCACCGGGATGTACTCGAGACCGCGCACCAGTTGGTTGTCGGTACCGACAGTACCCAGCGGGCGGTCCTGCTCGATCAGTTCGCCGGCCTCGTTGCGCACGGCGGTATAGCAGATCTGGTCGAGCATGTAGAACTCGCGGAAAACCGTCTCGCAATCGTGGCTGTAGCGGTCCTCGGCTTTCTTCCTGAACTCGCGGAACACGGCCAACACCAGATCCTGGCGCCCGCCTTGGTCGGCAGTGTCCCAGTTGATGGCGTTGCGCACCGCGTAGGTGGCGAAGTACGGCTGGCCGGAGTCATCCACGTTCACTACCAGCGGCACTCGGCCATGGGAGATAGCCTGGCGCACGACGCGCAGGAACAGCTGGGTCAAGCCGAAGCCGTCGGCCGTAGCGTTCTCTTCCAGGTCCTTCAGCCCGTTGGGCAGCTTCACCTCGGGAATGAGCCGGGAGACCAGGCCCATCATCGAGCGCAGCGAATCGCGAACCCAGTGCTCGTACTGGGCCCGATCGGTGTAGTTCCGGTAGAGGTAGGCATTCCCCTGGCCGTCCAGCTTCTCCGCCTCGACCATGCCGCCGGGCTTGGGCAGATTGCGCGGGCTGCGCTTGATAGCGCCCTCGCCCTCCAGGGCGTCGTCCATCATCCGCCACTCTTCGATGTGAGCGTCGTAGTCAGGGTTGGTGGATTGAACAGGCATTACGCCAAACCTCCGATGCGGCGGACACCGCCTGTGCGTTTACGTCGCGCCATGGCAACGGCGAAATAGCGGAACCCGTCAGCCGGGTGCGAGGACCAGTCATGAAGCGGCTTGTCCTTCCAGCACCCGCGCTTGTCGTCCCACTCCTTGCGATAGCTCTCCAGCGCGGTGATGCCCTCACTGCACTTGTCCTCATCGAAAGCACAGTTGGGCAGGATCTCGCGCGCCTGCTCGATACCTTCGTCAACGCCGAGCTTCGGAACGACTTGGAAGGTCATTCGATACTTCTCGCCGTCGATCTCGTAGCCCTCTCGAGCGAGTTCACGCCGAGTCTTGCCGTCGCTACCGAATTCCCGGTTGTCGATGTCGTGCGGTCCCCAGTGCTCGCCGTATTCGTAGCCGCGATCCTTTAGCACCTTCATGTAGTGCCGCAGGCCTTCGCCGCTGTTCTGGTAGAAATCGACGATGTGATACTCCTCGCCGACGATCCGGACGAACCAGATGGCCGTGGAGTCGCCCACACCGATGTCCCAGAACGTGTGCACCGGCAGGTGGCTGTTGTCCGGAAGCTTCCCGATGCGCTGGGCGGCGTAGAGCTTGGTGAACTGCTTGGCGTAGTAAGCGCCCTCGATCGTCTGCTGGAATGCCTCGGCAGGGATCGACGGGTATTCCCGCTTCATGTCGTCGCCGAGGGTCTTTTCCTTGGCGGTGTACCAGGCGCGTTGGCCGGGGTTGGTGACGATGCCGTGCTTGGCGGCCAGGTCGTCGAAGTACTTGGTCAAGCGGTCCGAGATCAGGACGTCGGTCGGGTCAAGCCAGTAGAGCGGGTTCCGCCACCAGCTGAAGAAGAAGAACTTCCAGTCCAGCAGGCCCAGGGGCACACCAGCCAGCTGCTGCTTCTCTGCGCTCTGCGAGTAATCGAAGAAATAGCCAGCCCGCCCCTCCGCCGTCGACTCGATCGTAACGAAACACTCTGCGGCGACAGCCTCAAAGGCGCCGGTGACGATCTCTCGGGCTTTGTGCGGAAACTTGGCACAGATCTTCCCGAACTCGGATACGTGCAGATACCGTAGAGTCCCGCCCCGAAAGGATGTGGACACGTAGAGCGATCCGCCTTTGCTGAACACAAGCTCGCCAGCAGCATCGTTGCGAGCAGGGTTAGCAGCGCGTATCTCCTTGGGAAGGTTGTCATACGCATACTTGACCTTCTCTCGGAATAGCCGCTTGGCGTCGTTCAGTGTGTGGGCGATCAGGGCGCACTTGGCAGCCTCAAACAGCGCGGCATCCAGCTGGACGATGCAGACCAGGGTCGTGAAGCCCAGCTGCCTGGCCTTGAGGATGATGTTACGGGTGTGCATCCCCTGGAAGTAATCGATCTGCTCCTGCGTCATGCGGAAGCGGACCTTCTTGCCCTGCTTGTCCGTGATGAAATACAGGTTGTTCAGCCGCCAGAACCGGTCCCGGAGCAGTTTCAGGTGCTCGGGCTTCATGGTCAGGCGTCCTTCGATAGTTCATCCATCAGCTTGGATAGAGTGTCTTCCTCGCTACCACCCTGTTTGACGTCGAGGTCATAAGCCTGGCGCTCCAGGGCAACAAGCGTCTTCAGCGTCTCGGCCAATTCCTTCATGGTCTTGGTCCGGGCAGGCAGCGCGCTCATCTTCTTGGCCAGAGCCAGCACATCGGCCATCGCCTCGCCGTCTTCGTGGTCGCCATCCTTCAGCTGATCGATCAGTTCCTTGATGGTGCCCTGCTCATCCGTCAGCGATTCCAGCTCATCCAGCAGCTTGTTTGTCAGCCGGCGGCTCCGGGAAATATCACCCCGGTGCGCCATCCTGATGTTGGCGATGACCTCAGCATTGAGCTCGATGATCTCCCTTTCGGTTTCCGCCTGTTTGCTGGAAACCTCTGTGGAAACCTCTCGCCTGGAAACCAGTGCATCGGCCTTGGCCTTGATCTTCGCCTTCAGGTCTCGGTCCCAGCCATCGCGCTTGGCGCGCTTGTTGATGGCGGTATGGGAAACCTCGTGGGCGGCTGCGATCTCTCGCACGGAAAGCACGCCGGCCCGGTAGGCTCGTTCGATCGCCTCCCAGTCGGGTTGCTTGGTACTCATGTCGAATCCTTATTGATCTCGGTCGATACGAAGCGTGCGGACCTTGCCACCAGTGCTTGTATCGCGCCTTGCCGCCATCTCGACGGCCTTCTCGGCAGATGCGCCCATGTCCATCGCAGCGAATGCGTATGGCGTTCCGCTGCCAATGGCGTACGGCCGGTCTGCCTTGAGTGGCGACTTCCACAGGCCGGTATCGTCGTCTACGGCAACCATCATCAGATTGCCGTCGTGAAGGACGATTGCAGAAGCGTCGACCTTCCCCGATGGGGATGTGCCGAAATAGGCCCCCACCAGAGCGTCATAGTCACAGACGGCGCCTGTCAGGAAGAACTTCACGCCATCGCGCTCAATGCACTTGTCGCAATCATCGTCGGTGATGAGGTCGCCTCGGGTGACTCGGGAGTCGTAGGCGATTACGCCGTCCTTGTAGGCGATGGTGGTCATTCAGGGTGAACCTCGATCTCGATGCCGCGGCCCACCCAGTAGCTGACACGCTCCAGGCATGGCTCACGACGGGTCAGCTGTGCCAGGGCCAGAACACCGGCCAAGTAGTATGTCAGCCACCACCGCTGGCGGCAGACGACATGAGCAGTTACCGAAGCCATTGGCCATTCCTCGCGCCACGAAACGGCGCATCTCCAATTTGTGGCGCGGGTTAGGGCCCATCGACCTTTCGTTCAGCCCAGCGTTTGCCAAGCTGGCGAGCCTGCTCAACGCCAAGCACGCCGACAAAGCCAGCGGTGGCGAACGACCAGGCTATGCTGAGGCCGAATTCCTTCACAGTCAGTCCGACCACCATCACGATCAGCGCGCCAAGCGTTGCCTCGATTAGTTGGCGGACTGGGCGGGTTTCCTTGCCGTCGTACTGAATACGCAACCAGGTCAGGGCGAATGTCAGGCCCATCGCCAGGCCGTTCTCTCTCAGGGCTGTCAGTACAAGCACCCAGAAGGATGGGTCTTTCTCTGGCATATGGGCCATCTCGATTCCTCCCGTTGCGGGGAGCTATGAATAAAAAACCCGCACAGGGCGGGTAGTGGCTTCGTGCTATGTTTCAGGGTTCTCACACCATGGAGTCACACAGCATGAAACCGGAAATCCAATCAATTGGCTTTGATCAGGCCTGTATGCGGGTATCAGTCAAGGTCAACGACACTTTGAACATCAATGTGACCTTGCCAATACCGCCAATTCAGTACGAAAACATGACAGTCGCTCAAGTCCGTGACGCGGCGATTCAGCACGCTAAAAACCAACATCGAGACTGAGTCAGCTTCCGCTGTAGACTTTGCTCTGCAAGTTGTCGATTTGCGCTTGCAGGGCATCAACCTTACCGCCAAGCGCAGAATCGGCCGCGACCCTAGCGGCAACTTCCGATTGGATCAGCGCGGTGAGTGACTCTACCCGAGAGGCTAGGTCGGCCGCCTGGGCTTGAAGTCGGGCCAGCATGGCGTGTACCACATCAACACTAGAGCGCAATGACGCGATGGCTTCGTTGGTTTCGGACATTTGCTAACTCCAGATACGAAAAAGCCCCGGCAGATACCGAGGCTTGGAATGGGTGCGGAGGGCCGGTGCTTACCCGGCTTGGTGGCCTGGATCGCTGGGCCACATACCCCAGACTCTCACCGCGTAGCCGATCAGGGAGCGCACGGCTTTGATCGACGCCACTACCGACTTAGCCCAGCTGCCTGAGCGTGTCATCCGCATAAAAAAGCCCGCACAGGGCGGGCAAAGAGGGATCGTGCTTTTTTAAATCTGGTGGCTGTAGAACAGCGAGTACGACTCGATACCGTCGTTGGGCTGCTTAATGCCAGCGTTGGAGTAGTGAATCGCTCGGATGCCAACCTTCTGCGTCTCGCCGATCTTCAAGCCCGCACCGATGCGGTCTTCGAAGTTGAAGGCCGAACCAAAGTCCTGGTCACCTGCGGACGTACCAGAGAAGACCGCCAGGCCGATGCCAGCCTCAACGAATGGCTTCACGTTACCGCTGCCGAACTCGTAAACGAAAACTGGCGCAAAGGACAGCGAGTGAGCGCCACCGGAAGCATCTCCTGCTTCCCAATAGGTATACCCAGCATCCCAGTAACCGGTTAGACGGCCAGTACTGGATTCAAACCAGCTTTTGTCCCAGTTAAAGCCAACGCCTGCACGCGCCGTAATGCCGCCTTGACTTGTCGCACCCAGCGCACCGGAAAGCTCAGCTGCTCCGGCAGACGCAGCAAAAAGGGACAGTGCTGCAGCAGCTAGAACGGTTTTCATAATCACGGTCTTCCATGTTTGTTTAGTTAGCAACCTATCAGAATCATAGCGCCATCAAAACGTTCCGTGCTACACAAAAAAAATCTGACCTCGCCAGAGGTGGCGTCGGGCCTCTTGAGGCCCTCTTCGGGCAATAAAAAACCCGGCTCATTGGCCGGGTTTCTTTTCGTCACTCCTCAACACGCGCAGGAATGACAGGATGGGGATATATTCGGCAATGCGGCAAAGGATGTCAAGCTGCCATCTTCACAAATAGCTCTTCTCGCTCCAGAAGCTCTACGCCAGCGTTTATGGCCTCGCCTACCATTTCCTCCAGGGCCTTGTGGATCTTGCTCCGCCAGTCACGGCGAGTGCGCTCCGGGGTGCCCTTGTTGTCATCCCACAGGTTCATGTCATAGATGTTCGCCTGCAGGATGGCGGAGGACCGCTTTCCGTCTGCTCCAGGCTTCTGCGGCTCTGCCCAGGTCAGCATTGCATAGAACTTGAAGTGCTGGTGTGCGTGGGTGGCGATCACCCGGCCCAGCCCCTTGATGGCATGGCCCCTCTCTGTAGTGTCCAGGGTGTAGCGCGCAATCAGCGCATCCCAGTGCCGCGGCAGCAGGCGCTTGTGAAGCAGGCTGCGATACTCGCAGTCCATCTCGAAGCGCTCCTGGCGACTCAACCCGCCGTAGCCTGCGCATCCCTGGTCAGCGTCGACCCAGGCCGCCGAAGCGGTTTTCCCTTCCGATCCAGCCAGCAGGATGCGGATCAACACGGAAGTCTTGTTCATGCCTGCTCCTCCTTCTTGCGGCGGCTTGCGATGGTCTTGGCGCGCACTACGCACCAGGTGGAATCGATGGTCATGGCCAGCAGCAGCGCGCCGGCGGTATCTTCGATTGTCCAGGTCATGCCGCCGCCCTCCTCAGGTCTTTCAGCTTCTGCCTGTACAGGGCCTTGATGGCCTGCAGGTCTTCGATGGTGTAGCGCCGGGCTGATTGGTCCCTTTCCAGGGCCTCTACAGCCTCCAGGCCAATGCGTTGGATGAGGCCGATCCGGTAATCCGCCACGTTGCCGGACAGGTACCGGTTATCGTGCTTACTTTGGGCATGGCAATTGTTTTCATCGAAGCGGAGGTGTGGCGCTGCGCCGGTGCTGCGATAGTGCCCCGCATCTACCGCATTGCCGTTCCAGTCGAGCGGTCTGCCGCTGGAGATGCAGCGATACCCCGCCAGGCGGTCCCGCTCGCGAATGTACGCGTTGAACGCCTGCTGGGCCTCCCGCAGATGGTCACCCTTCGTCTTCAGCTTCTCGCGGCGTGCCTGGAGCTCCTGGCGGGCATTCTTGGTTATGGCCTTTGCCGCGACCTTCTGCACCTTCGAATCCTTCGACATGGCCAGAGCACAGGCGATGCTGCAAACCTTCTGCGTGGTCATGGTCGGCTTGAAGGGCTTACCACAGCCTGGAGCCTTGCACTTTTTCGGCTTCGGTGTTTTCAGGGTGGTCATTGGTACTCGCTCCCTGGCTGGCCTGGCTCATTACTTCCGGTGCACGCCAGGTCGTGATCGCTCGCATGGGGGCAGCGCTTGCAGCCACACACTGGGCACAGAATCATCTTGGTGCTGGCCAGGGATATCCAGATACCCAGAACCTCAGTGCCCAATCGCTTCTCAGCTATGCAGCGGTGACATTCGCATTCCTTGTGATTGTTCAATACCGGCCCTCCCACAGATCCTTCTGACTCCACCGAACGCCATGCTCGGCACCGAAGGCTTCGATCCACAAAAGCAGGCTCGCGCACTGCTTCACGCTCAGCCTGCTTGTGCGCTCGTACACGACGTCGAAGCCGTTACCGTCTACCGCTGGTATCAGTTGAGGCTGTTCGCCGCTCTCACGCAGCCAGGCGGCCGTCAGGAGGCGTTTCCAGATCAGGACGTCCCACTTCTTGCCGGCGTGCTCGACCTGCTTGGCGATATCGGACAGGCAGGCGTGCAGTTTCTTGTTCTGCTCGCCGCTGCGGTCCTGGTCCTTGATGACGATCTTCTTGGGCCGGGTGAAGTCCTGGGCCTGCAGGATGCCGAAGAGACGATTGGCGTCGGCCATGCTGTGCATCACGAAGTCAGTCAAGGTCCACCCCCTTCATGCGAGCCAGGAGCTTCAGCTTGCCGACCTCCTCGCGCAGGCTGTTCAGCTCGGGCAGCAGCTTTTTCAGCTGCCAGGTTGTGCCGAAGCACCAGCCGAGGGCGTAACCCATGAACACAGCCATCATCAGTAGGGCCGTGAAGAAGAGCTCATCCATTGCTCGCCTCCTTGGCCATGGCCGCCTCAATGATCTCGTCAATGTTGTCGCAGTAGCCGTAGATGTCCTGCACATCGCCTCGGCAGTTCACTACGTCACGGACGGTGCACCTGATGTTCCCATCTACCTGTCCGCTGATTTCGCCAAAGGCCTTGCGCAGCGCCTCGTTCTCTGCCTTGAGATCTTCAATGATCTGCTCATAGCGCTCCTGCCCGGACTTGTAGTCTTCGTTCTCGGCCTTGAGCTGGTCGATCAGTCGGCGAGAATGTTTTGCCGGCTCGAAAGCCAACTGCTCGATCTCCGCGAGCAGGGCCAGGACTGCGGACGGGGCGGTCATTGCCTCGTAGCTGCGCACTGCTTCGGGAAAGTCTCGCACCTCTTCGCCGGACAATTCCGCCCCCTGCTCGTCGCGCAACATGGCCTCAGCCAGCGCCTTCAGCTTCTCTTTGTCGATGGTCATGGATTGGCCCTCACACAGGATGTACGAACGGTGGTCAAGGTTCCTTCCAGGTCAGCCTTCGCCTTGGTCGCGGCCTGCTGGCATTCATCCGAAGACCCCATTGGAACCGAAGTCAGGGCATGCCCATTGGAGCCTGTGTACAGGACGATCAGGAAATAGACGGTAGTCATGGCTTCACCTCACGAGCCTTTACCTTCAGGCCCTGCTCTTCGATCCCATCTACCGCCTCGTCGCGCATATCGTTCCAGCCGCCTTCATAGCTTGCATACGGTGGGGCATCCATTGGGCTCGGCAGCTCCACCACCACGGCCTCGCGGGAGGCCTGCCAGCCCCACCACGCAGCCTGTTCGAATGGGTCAACGTAGTCGCCGTTGTTCTTGTTCCGGCGCAGGATTGGCTTCGCGAAACCATCCTCGGCCGCCTGCTTGACCAACGCCGCCTCGAACTCTGCGCGCATCTTGTTGGTGTCCATCAGTGCGCCTCCTGCGTGAACAGCACGTCAAATCGCTCGTCCGGGTACGAAACGGCGTAGCCCAGCTTCTTGCCTGTGGCGGCCTCGTCCAGATCGCACAGGCACTCATCCTCATCCAGCGCCCGGCCGGAAAGGCTCACCAGATCGGAGGGCTGGCAGCCAAAGGAGCGAGCCAGTTCGTAAACGCTCGTGACCACGTCGCCGGAGCCGTCGAGTTTTTCGGTTTCAGCCCAGGTACACATCACACCCCCTCCCCGGCCGGCTGCCCGGCGCGCTTGATGTTCAACTGAGCAATGGCGACCCGTGTCTGCCGCTTGCGTAGGTAGGTGTCGACCCGGCGGCGCTGGGCTTCCTTGGCGCGCTGGCGGTCTTTCTTGGCCTTGGCGGCTTCAAGGATGCAGCGCACTTCAGCGATCTTCTCCCGCACCTTGGGGCTGGCCTGGGCGCGAACCTCACCGGTGAGCAGGCCGGCAATGGCCTCGCCGTCTTGGGTGATGGGCGCAATGCGCAGGTCAGCAAGGTACTTGGTCCCGGTCTCGTGGCTGATGAGCTGGGCGCGGACTGCGGATTCGATCGCCACTACCCGGCGGCCGGCGTCGTAACCCAGCGACACCTCCCACTTGGCGGGCTGGTCCTCGGCGCGGGCGAAGCTGACAAGCCGCTCGTAGGCGCTCATGAAGGCCATCCGGGCGCCGATCTTGTCGCCGGCCTCAAGGATTGGAGCGGAGGCGATCATGGCCTGGCGGATTTCTGTGGTGAGCACGACCGTTTCATGCTCGTCACTGGCCGCCAGGGCAATCGACCACGCCTCATCCTTTCCGGGGCGGGTGTCAGCCGCGTGGATGTGCTTGAGGACCATGCCGAGCGAAAGGCGCCCAGCAGGCTCTCTACGGCACGCGCGCAGCGCGCCAATGATCACGCTAGGCTCGTAGGCCGAAAGGTCCTCAGCGATGAGCTGAGCGCCTCCAGCGCTGATGGCCTGCCCCATTGCCTCGGCAGTGGCGCAGATGGCCACGGCCAGTTCGGCTTGTTGGTCAGAGGAAAGCATTGCGCTTACCTCCCTGGCCGTTGCGGATCGCGTCAGCCGCTTCCTGTGCCGCGTTCATGTTCGCCTGGGTCTGCTCCTGCTGGCGGGCAGTGGTGGCGTTCATCTGGCGGTTGGTCACCCACTGGGTGTGGTAGGCCTCGGCCTTGGCCAGCAAATCGCCCAGGTTGTGGCAGCCGTTGATCAAGCGCGCGTCGTTGATCGTCAGGAAGTACGCGGCCACATGGTGAGCCACATCGATTCCAAGACGGCTGATCAGCTGCCCAACCTGCCCGCCTGCCTTGGCGTTCCATACCGGCCACGCGTGGTAGCGCTTGCGGTAGGCCATGGCGTAATTCGCCCAGGCCTTGAAGGTTTTGCAGGACTGGTCCTTCGGCCCTGGCATATCTGCTGGGATCTCGCAGCGCGGCTGCTGAGCCGTAAACGGAACCACGATACCCTCCGCGACCACGGCTTCAGCCTGGGTCGCAACTGGTTCAGTGACTGGTTCCTTTACTGATTCAAAAGAGTGACTGGTTCTGGGTGCAGCTCCTGCACTACCCCCTAGTGAATCTGCTGCACTAGGGGGTGAACCTGCTGCACTACCCTGGTGAATCTGCTGCACTACCCCTAGTGAATCTGCTGCACCACTCAAAGTCAGGTAGTAGACGTTCGAGGAGTTGCCCTTTGGGCCGCCCTTGCGGATCTCCTTGCGCAACAGGCCGGCACCGCACAGGGTGTTGATATGGTTCATGACCGAGCGCTTGCTGATTTCGCACTGATCGGCAACGTGCTGGTATGACGGCCAGCACTCGCCCATGTCGTTGGCGTTGTCGGCCAGCTTGATGAGCACCAGCTTGCGCAGCGGATTGCCGACCTTGGTCTTCATGGCCTTGACCATCAGCTCCATGCTCATGGCGACACCTTCATGCATGAGCCGACACAGCCGGAACTGCGTGGGCAGGCATCGCACTCGACAAGCGAAGGCGCGCTCTGCTCTGCGCTGGCGGATAGAACTTTGTCGATTGCTTCACGGAACGGGGTAAAGGACTGCGCCATATCTTCTGGAGGCGCAATAGCCTCACAGACGAGCCAGTTACTAATCTCACGCAGCAACGCATCCCGTTCGGCCAGTTTGGCGCGCAAGGTTGCCAACTTGTTGGCTGATCGGTCGTACTCGCCCCTTGCCTCTCCGAGCTCAGCTCGCAACTGCTCGATCACCCTCATCTGCTCGCCAGCCACTGCCTCCCAGCGCACATTAGGATCGGTTCTGGTATAGAGCAGCTCTACCGGCTTCGATACGCCGCGCGCGTGAATATCGGCAATATGCTTTTGTGCGAACAACTGCGTTCCAACTTTCCATGCTGCCGGCTCGATCTGACTGTTCTGTTTTTGCTCGCTCATGCCGCACCCCGCACGGCCTTGTCGTGGGTGTGCAGGCCGTCCCAGTTCTTCTTCATGGGAAGATCGCCGGCCAGGTACAGCTCGTACAGGCGCACGGCGCCCTTGCGCAGCAGGATCGGCGTGTAGCTGATGAACGCCTCTTTCCCGTGCGGGGTGATCTCCTGCTGGTGCTCGGTCATGTACTTGTCGCGGGCATAGGCGGCCACGCGGTACCGGGTGCCGGACTTGCTCTCGTTGTAGAGCCAGTTTCGGCGCTCGAGGAAGTGCCCGACCTGCATCACGTTGACCCCATTGAGGCCCTTGCAGAACTGGACGTGGCTCATACCCTCCTTGAACAGGTTCTCCAGGTGGTCGATCTTCTTGGCCTGGGCTTCGACCTGGACGGTCAGCAGGACGCGGGCCTGCTCGGCGGCCTCCTTCTGTTCGACCTGGTCGGCCCATGCGCGCGCGGCAGCGGCTGGATTGGTGAAGTCAGGAAGCGTGGCTACCACCTGCCCCTCCAGCTCCTGCCAGCGGTCGACCAGCGCTGCGGTAAATTCCGGGCACAGCTGGGCAACAACGACGAAGCTGTCGCGCTTGTTGACCAGATAAACCTCCACAGGCCGGGATCCCGGTCCCTGGTGAGAGGTTTCCACCGACGGTGAAAAGCTCACGACGGCCTTTTCTTGAAGCCGTTCCATGGCTCGCTTCACGCTGTCATGCCGGGAGCCGACAAGATCGGCGATCTCCCGGGATGACATGCGCGCCACAAAATCGCGCTTGTCGTTTTGTGGCGCGAGCCTTGATAGGGCCTGTACACTGGTGGTCTGCATATGCATAATTCACCTCACATGTTTTGTGTTTTGCAGAGAGCCGGGCCGCGAACCCGGCTTTTTTGTCTCTGCGATTTGGTGTTGCGGTGCTGCATTGGGTGTCCGGCGCATCCGTGGTAGCTTTTTGCTTCCACACGAAAAGGCCATCGGAGGCCGGACATGTCTTTAATCGATACTCAAGAGCTCAAGCTTTTCTGCGACAGTTGCGGCAACCAGTTCTCGGAATTGGTCGGAGACCTGAAGCTGAATGGTCGGTGGGTCACCTGCCCTGCTTGCGGGCACCGCGACCAAATCGACAAATCCGGGTTTGAGGCGGTGGTCGCTGCCGGTGAGAAGCAGATCGCAGACCTTCAGGCGAAGGTGCGGAGCGTCGGCGAAAACCTGTTCAAGGGTGGCAATTAGGGACGCCAGCTCATCCAGGCCGGGCTGGGTGTCCATTCGAATGTTCAGCTTGGCTATAGCCATACCTATCTCCTGCTCTTTTCAGGCCCTAAAGAGGCCCTTCGTGAGGCCCTCACCTATCCGGTAGAGGGTCTCTTCAGTCCCACCAGCTCCAGAACCGGCGCCTTTCGCCTTCCTACGAATACCGTTGCGCCGGACGTAATTGCTTCGAGCAAGACCTCGTTGACGGCCTCCTCAAACGTCCAACCCCTGGCTTCCATCAGGCGATGAATCTTGGCTCTGGTCTCTGGCGGCACGTTCTCTTCACAAAATTCCATCGTGCCCTCCTGAGGGCCTCTAGCCCGCGATATCCTTCAAATCGTCGGGCATGAGGGCTTCGATGCCGCCATTCACAGCGGCCCACTCGAGCATCTCGAATAGGTATGTCGCGTACTCTCTGCGCGCCTTGTGAGCGGCTCGCTGAAGCTGCCGATCAAGCAACGGGTACAAGCGAACCTTTCTGGCCAGGTCCCGGCGCTGCGTCAGGGGGTCTTTGAATCCCATGGTTATGGCTCCTTGCGGTTGGAAATGGTTAAGCGGCGGACTTTTTAAGATGGTGCTGCTGGCACGGGAAGGGACGGACCTCTTCCGCGGAATATGTGCCGTCTTGGTTCTTGGTCACATAAACATCGCGACCCATCCGGATGGCTTTGCTCAGGGCACCCTGCGTCATGCCTAGGAGCGATGCCGCTTCGGTCTGCCCGTGATCAGCAGCAAATTTGGTGATGTGAGTACGGCTCATAGCCTCTCCTCCAGTGATTCATACCGTGATTATTGCCTAGGGAATTTTTTAAATCAATTCCTAAGGAATTTGTTTGCCATTACCTCCGGAAATACACTCGCCCGCCATGAGCAAAGACAAGCGACCACTCGAAGACTGGGAATTGGCTGAATGCGCAGCCCTGAAGGCCTTGATCAAAGAGGAGAATGCCTCTCGCCCTAAGGAAAAGCGGATTACCCAGGAGGCTGCTGGAGCGGCGCTCGGGATGAACCAGGGATCGTTCAGCAACTACCTGAACGGAAGGTTGAGGCTCAACAAGGATGTGGCTGTCGGGATCTTCAAGCTTTTTGGCATACCTGCTGAGAAGTACAGCAAGCGCCTTGCTGACGAGATCGCCGATGTTGCGCAGGCTTATGGTGAGGGTGACTACCACCGAGATAGTCGCTATGCGCAGGCAAGCCCGACCCACAAAATGGCTGTAGACGAGATGGCGGACAGGATGCTCGGCATGACGGAAGAGCAAGCTATCAAGCTAAAGCAGGCAATGGATCTTTTGATGCCTCGGAATGAATCAGGAAAAGATTGACTATCCCCCGCTCCTTCCGGGCGGTCTGCATCCCCACACTCTTGAATCCTTGAGAGAACTGACCGTCGACGCTTTCCCGGAATCCACCAGGAGGAAGGCTCTGTTCTCGGCGCTTGGCGTATACTTGGATATGCTGGGTGCCACTGGTTTCAAAGGCACCGCATGGATCGACGGATCATTCATGTGCGCCAAGGACGAACCAGACGACATCGATATCGTTCTGGTCTTCAAGTCCTCTGTCCTTGATGAGATCTCAGAGTCGGCACGACCTGTGCTCATGAACCTCTTTGATAGCACGATGGTCATGAACCGATTCAGGCTTCATGTGTTCCAAGTAGCAGAGGAAAATTCCCGCGGCGTCGCCTACTGGCAACAGCAATTTGGCACGCAGCGCGACGAGGTGACCCCTAAAGGTCTGGCATCCATCGGAGTTAACATATGACGGAGCAGGCAAATCGCATTGATTGGCTTGAGCGCCAGTTAGCTCAGGTGGCGAGCCTCATCACAGAAGACGAGAAACGCCTCGCTGCCGAGCCGAATAGGTTCTCGCTGCAGGTCTCGCTTCGCTCTTGGAAAGCACATCAAGAAGACCTTCGGCAAGAGCTTCGCCAGGCAAAAGCTGCACTTCAAAACGAGGTTATCCAGCTGCGCCTTTCGGGACGCCGCATGGACGGGAGCATCCCACTTAAGCTGCTATCCAAGGTTTCCTACGGGGTGAATCGTGCCCTCTCCTATGCCGCCTATCACTTGAGGCACGGTAGAGACCCAGGGAGAGGAATTCCCGAGACGCTAGCCCAAGAGCTCGACTTGAGACTGTCTGGCCTTGCCCTGGGATCGACTCGCCTGGTGTTTGCTGGAAATGTGGCTCCTGATATGGCTGGAGACTCGATCCTAGAGGGGGCTCTGGAACAGATTTTCGAGGTCCTGAAAGAGCCATCCGAGGACAGAATTCGGGACCTTGTTGAGACTATCGGCATCTCTGCCACGAAGGCATTGAGCGATATGCTTGGCGAATTGGAGGCTCAGGAGTTGAGCGCAGAGCTCCTATGGCCTGCACCAAATGCCAAGGTCTACCGCTGGGGCGGAAGTCTCGAGGCGGTCAGGCTTGCCCATAAAAAACTCTCCAAGCATGAGATACGAGAGCCTGAGCCGGTATCTCTCTTTGGAGAGGTTACCGACCTAAAGGAGAACGGAGCCCTGTACATCCGGTCGGGCAATTCGAAGCTTAAAATTAGCTACAACAGGCAGCAGTACCATCACATCCAAAAGTATACGCTTGGCATGCCTGTGTCCTTGAAGGTGCTCAAGCACGTTAGATTTGAGCCTCTTTCTGACCGTGAAATCGTCACCTACAAGCTGGTGACAGAGGACTAATAAGGCCCTCCCGTCGCATCCCGAGCCCGCCGCAATGGCGGGCTTTTTCATGCCTAAGGAATTTTTTATTTCCGGAGGCATTGACTTCAAATAATTCCCTAGGCAATATTTTTCCATCGAGCGCTACACAGCCCCTCGGGAGGCCCTCAAGCCTAACCGCTCTTTAACAACCAAGACCGCCGAGCCTGCAGGCATAGCAGGCCACCATCCCCGCAGGGCTCTGGTGCGATCAGGTGTGCCGCAATAGAGCGGCATCCAAGCGGCGCGCATGCCTCGACAGATGCAGGAAGCGCGATACCGGGTGAGCGACCGGGGCCTGAGAGACCACGTATTCACTGAAGCACCTGGGCGACCGGGTGTTTCGGGAATCCACTGGAGGAAGACGAAATGGCTCAGTTCTACATCGACAATCACCTCAGTAACGGCAAGCGCTTGGAATGGCTTGCTCTTCCCGACCAGGGCGAGCGTGTTGAATCGGTCGTGCAGCAGGTCAAACAGGCCGCGATCAACAAGTTCGGCGGCATCGTTTACTTCAACCGCTGGGAACACGTCGTGGCCAGCAACGGCTACGTGACGGTGAGGATGTACGCATGATGCGGTTCTTCAGGCCAATGCGCGGCTGCCGCATCTTCGCAAGCGCAAAGCACATGACACGACCTGCCGGTGAGTTCGTCGGATGGTGCGAGAAGGTCGAGGAGAACATCTGCATTTTCCGCGACGGCGCGGCAGTTGACCGACTTATCTGGAGGTTCAACAACAGCAATGGAGCACAGGAGCTGAATAGTTGGTACGAGTATTCGGCATGACAGGCGATTCCCCGGTGCGCCTCAAGCGGGGCGCATCAGGGGGAATCCACTGAATAGCAGAGGGCAAGACAATGTCAGGCACGTTCGAGCAAGGCTGGGCAGCGCGTCCCTTCGCGCAGCAGTTCCCGGAAATGAACGCGGACGAGGCAAAGCGCCTTGACCACATCAATACCTCCATCACCACGCTGTATCTGGCGGGGCTGCTCACCGACAAGCAGGCGAACGAGATCCGCACCAAGAAATTCCCCAAGGTCGTCACCAAGGCGGTCCTGGGCAAGCGCTGAATCCAGAACACCCGAGCGCACTGAGCTGATCAGTGAGGTCGCCCTGCCATAGGCGGCCTGTTCTCCAACCCTAATCCCGGCGGGTATCAGCAACGGGAAACGTTCGATGTTGCAAGCGTCGAGCTAGGCAACCGCTGCGCTAACAGCGGCTCTCAATCACCTGCCTGCAGTGAGCCACCAGCAGGCCCGATGATCCTTTAGCGGGGCTCATCGGAAAGCGCATGGAATCGTCCGGATCAAATGTCGTTACCGGCCATGCGCTTCCCGATGCATCCCGCATCCCCTTCCCTTCACATACGACCGCATTGGCAGGCGCCAGGCCACCTTTCACGGTGGGTTTGGTCACCCGCGCCTGGCTCCTGGCCAATGCGGTTGCCACGCGAGCAAACGAACATGAGCGAACTCGGATATTGCGAGGGCGATACCTGCGGCCGTGACGGCTGCGCGGGCGTCATCGAATCGCACAAGGTTGTGAATTGCAGTTGCCACATATCTCCACCCTGCGGCGCTTGCACCGCACCGCGCGGCTACTGCGAAGCCTGCGGCTGGGAGGAGTCGGAAGACCCACCGCCGCCGCCCGAGACATACAAGGGCAAGCCGTGGCAGCCGCCTGAGCCGCGACCGCTTGACCCAAACAAGGTCGATTGGCGCTTCGTTCCCCACACCCACTTTTCGATGATCAAGGAAGGCGTGTACCCGCAGCACATGACCCGCGAGGAGGTTGAACGCGAGGTCATTGGCACCTTCGGCGGCCGCTTCGAGCAATTCGGTAATGGTCGCTTCAAGTACATCGCATACACCGACTGAACCCACCACCTGGAGGCGATCATGGCTCGCGAGCATGAGCTTTACGCAGACAGTGCCCAGGGCCGTGAGCTTGATCGCCGGATCTCCGGTGATTTCGAAGTCCACTGGGCCGCAAACATTACCCCCGAGCAGGCAGCCGCGAACAACCAAGCCTGGCTCGCGATGATCCGACAGCAAGAAGAGCACCGCAAAGCCAGCAGTCGCCGCGTGATTGCCGCGGCACTAGGCAAGATGGAAGCCATGTGCGGCTCAGGCGCCGTCAGGAGGACTGCATGAACAGAGGAACACGCGACGAGGTTGTCGCCATCATCAACTCGCGTTTCGTGGCCATCGAAGCCTCGTTCAGCGAGGGGCTGCGCGGCGAGCTGTCGATGGCCATCGACCTTGCCGGCCTGACCGGCGCAATCGATATCCCCAAGCAGCGCAGCTACACCGAGCGCTTGAATCGAATCATCGAGCGTGCCCATCAGCAGTGGCTTGAAGTAAACGGGAGGGTGGCATGACAACGCCAATCGTGAAGTCGCTCATCGACGAGCAGGTTGCCGAACTGGGCGACGTACTCAAGCGGCCACGCGAAACCCTCGTGTGTGAGCTTGAGTGCCCAGTCAAAGGCGCCTGGCGGCAGCCTCAGCGCGACGCCAGCGCATTCATGGAAAGCGACTGGGGCATTGATCCTCGCGGTCGACTGGTGGAGCTATGACGAGCTCCCAACGCGCCCGTCGTATTGCCACCTGGCGCGGTAGCTTCATCACCCTATTCCTCTGCACTGCCTGGATGCTCGCAAGCGCCCTGGCCGGCTCCATCACCCAATAACCAACTTGTCAGCGCCAGCCGCACGCATGGCGCGGGAGATTCGCATGTCCGAGATTCGCGTAGAGCTCGAGCAGCAGGCTGTCGGCCTGACGCCGGCAATCCTGGCCAAGGCCTTCTGGGCCATGGAGGACACCCAGCAGGCCAAGTTCTTCGATGAACTGGCCAAGGTGATCGAGGCCGATCACGTCAACAACCCCAGCTCCTACGGTTACGGCGAGCTGCAGTGGTGCTACCTCAAGGAGGTTCTGCGCCGGCCTGGCATGGAGCGCGCCAACAAGATGCACATGGCGCTGTCGGCGTTTGCCTACGACTTCTGGCCACGCAAGCCTGACGGCGCAAGGGAGGGCCTATGAACACAACACCCCGCCTGGCCGCCCAGCTCGACTGGAAGACGGTCGGATCGTTCTCGCCTGAGCGGTACCAAGGCGACGAGCGCAAAGAGTACGAAGAAGAGGCCGCTCGCATAGAGCGGCAGTGGGACAACCAACCCAGCTGAGGTGCCGCATGGCAACCGTAACCCTGATCCTCGGCAAGTCCGGGGCCGGCAAGAGCGCATCGCTGCGCAATTTCAAGCCTGATGACGTGGCCTTGGTTCAGGTCATCAAGAAACCACTTCCCTTCCCCGGCTCAAAGGCATGGAAGTCGTACGTGACTGATAACTGGGTCAAGGTGATCGGCGCCTGCCGCCAGACCAAGCGCAAGGTGATCGTGATCGACGACTTCCAGTACATCCTGGCCAACGAGTTCATGCGCCGGAGCGAGGAGAAAGGGTTCGACAAGTTCACCGAGATCGGCCGGCACACCTGGAACATCTTCGAGGCACTGCTCGGTCTGCCCGATGACGTTCGCGTCTACATCCTCAGCCACACCGAGGAGACAGACGCCGGCCAGATCAAGATGAAGACCATCGGCAAAATGCTGGACGAGAAGATCACCTTGGAGGGCATGGTCACCATCGTCCTTCGATCGGTTGTCAGCGACGGCCAGCACCTGTTCAGCACCCGAAACAACGGGTCGGACACCACCAAGGCCCCAATGGGCATGTTCAACGAGGCGATGATCGATAACGACCTCGCCTTGGTCGATGCCGCGATCTGCGAGTACTACGACCTCACCAACACAACTCAGGCCGCATAGGAGCCTTCTCAATGTTCAATCTGGACGCAAATGCCGCGCGCTCCGCGGACAACAAGTCAGCCTTCATCGACGAGGCTGGTAAGTTCATTGGCGAGTTCCTGCGCGCCGAATACATGGAGAAGCAAGAAACCGGGTCGACCGGTATCGGCTTCACCTTCAAGAGCCGCGATGGTGCCGAGGCGACCTTCTACCTCAACCTGACTTATCAGCACGGCACCCGCAACGAGGGCGGCTACGCGATGATGAACGCCATTATGGCTTGCCTGCAGCTGCGCACCGTAGGCGCACCTCAGCCAACGCAGTTCGAGAAATGGAACAGCGACACCAGGCAGCGCGAGCAGGTAACCGCGCCCGGCTTCCCTGAGCTCTTGAAGAAACCGATCGGCCTGCTCATCCAGATGGAAATCGAGAAGAACAGCCAGACCGGCATGCCTCGTCCGATCATCTACGCGCCGTTCAGTGCCGAGTCCGAGAAGACAGCATCCGAGATACTCGATCCGCGCTGTACCAGCCCAGCCAAGCTGGAAAAAATGGTTCAGCAGCTCATGAAAAAGCCCGTGCATGACCGCCGACCGAAGTCTGCCCAAGTCGCTGGCGGATACGCCCAGCCGGACAACTACGACTACGGCGCGCCGCCCGATTTCTCGGACGATATCCCGTTCGATTGACCGCTGGTCAGCAGCAACCACGCTGCTGGCACCCCTTTTTCTTGCGAAACGGACATCATATGACCGCCTACATTTTCGACTCTGAAACCACCGGCCTGAACAACCCCGAGTTAGTTGAGGCCGCCTGGCTGCAGCTCGGTGCCGGCCTGGCCGTGACCGGCGAGTTCTTGCAGCGATACAAGCCATCCAAGCCCATCGAACTGGGCGCCCTGGCGACCAGCCACATCCTGGACGAAGAGCTGGCCGACTGCCCGCCGCATGATTCCTTCAAGCTGCCCGAGGACGCCACCTACCTAATCGGTCACAACGTGGATTACGACTGGAGTGTGATCGGCAAGCCGGATATCAAGCGCATCTGCACCAAGGCCCTAAGCTCAATGCTTTGGCCCGACGCTGACTCGCACACCCAGTCGGCGATGATCTATCTCCACTACCGGTCGGAAGCTCCCGAGCTTCTGAGAAACGCCCACGCCGCGCTTGATGATGTGAAGAACTGCCGTCGCCTCCTGGCCGCCATATTCAGCACCCTGAAGGCGCAGCTGGGGCGACCGGTGGCCAGCTGGGAAGAGCTCTGGGAAATCTCCGAAGACGCTCGCATCCCGAAGATCATCCGCTTCGGCAAGCATGCCGGCTCGAAGATCGAAGACATCCCGCGCGACTACAAGCGCTGGCTACTTGGCCAGGCCGACATCGACCCGTACCTGCGGAAAGCTCTGGAAAAATAAGCCATGGCACTCGCAACCATCCTTGATCTGCTCCAGCGCCGGAAGGAACTGGAGCAGCACCTGCAGTTGCTGTTCAACCGCAGCTGCCAATGGGGCCGCGCCGAACGTGTGCGCGGCGCCGCCACCATCGAGAACCTGACCCAGCAGCTGGTCGAGGTCACCGAGCAGATCGAAACGGCGCGCGCCGCATGAGGCGGATCAACCACCTGGTCCGCCAGCGCCGGCGGCAAGAACAGTTCCACCTGCCGCCCAGCGGCCTCACGGAGCACAGACATGCAGAAAGCATCCTCTGGAGTCGTAACCCTGCCGGCCTGGATGAATCGGCCGGTGAAGAAGCTTTACAACACCCGCAGCGGCGGGCAGTACCGGCCTGATGATGTGGCCCTGGCCTTCGCGCTTAGCCTGCGCGTACACGACAGCGCCGATCACCTGCGCAGGCTGGCCCGGCGCCTGGTGGACAAGGTCTGCCTGGAGCACCAGCCGAACATGAAGCGGCTGGCCCGCGAGCCGGATGACGCCAAGGTCTTCGACGCGGCGCTCAAGATCATCAACAGGGTGTGCGACCTGCTGGAGTACGCCCCAGGCACCCGGTTTATACGCAATGGAGGCGATGATGGCTCTGACGCAGCAGCAGCGTGACGAGAAACGCCGCGCCAAGGCCGAGCGCCTGCAGGAAGAAGACCTGCGCTTGAAGGTTCGACCAGGGACTAAGCAGGCCCTGCTAGAACTGATGGAGTGGGCGGGGATCGAGGAACAGGGCGAGGCGATGACGCTGATGATTCATCACATCGAGGCGCTTGGGCATCACGCGCTGTTCAGGATTGCGCGCCACGAAATCGAATCTCACCGGAATGTGGCGCGAATCGAACCGCTGCGGCTGTCAGCCAGGAAGCGGACTGACCAGCATTTGCGGACAATATGCGGTTGGGCTGACGCCTCGGCAAGCCAGATCATCGAGGCGCTGATCCACGGTATTCACGCCCTAGGCAGGCTACACGCGGCGAAGTTTGTCACCCCGCCACGGCATGAGATCAGTATATCGCCTCGCCTCGCCCTGGCCTTCGACCGGAAGAGCATGCTGATGATTCAGCAGGATCCGGGGGATGAGGTCATCACTCCTGAAGTGGCTGCCATTCCGGGTGGTTTTTCTGGATGACAGCAACAGCCTCGTCGTAGTAGCTCTGGCTCTTCGCCTCTTCCAGAGGGAGTTCTTTAGCGCCTTCGATGACTTTAAGGCCTGACATGTTGCTCCATTCGTGAATCCAGAATGCCTTGCCAGTGGCCTTGTCGTACTTGGCGTAATACCAGGACTCATTGCGACCGCCGATGCCATGCTCTCCAATTGGGTATCTCTGCATCTTCAGCTCCTTGATCCGGCCCCATGCCGGTCACCCGTAATACCCCATCCCAAACCAAATTGCCACCATACCGCGACCCAGGCAGGGCCTCGCGCACCCAGGAGAAACACATGAAGGTCGACACCGAAGTCATGGCGCTGCTCAGCGCTGCTCGCACCGAAGGCAACAAGCTGTTCATCACCGGTGGCCAGCTGGATCGCGGTCTGTATGCCCGCCTGGACAAAACCCTGAAAGCTGCCGGAGGCAAGTGGAATACCAAGGCCAAGGCCCACCTGTTCGCCGCTGACGCTGCCGAAGCGATCGAGAACATCATCCTCACTGGTGAGGTCGCGGTACCGCAGGATTTCGGTTTCTTCCCAACCCCTGGCCCTGTTGTTGATAGGCTGCTGGAGTTCGCCCAGCTGGACAAGGGGATGTCAGCCCTGGAGCCTTCGGCGGGACGAGGCGCCATCGCCAGCGCCCTGGCCATCGCCGGCCTGGAGGTGGACTGCGTCGAGCTTCTGCCAGATAACGCCAAGCACCTGGAGCAACTGCCTTTCCGATCCGTGCGATGCGCCGACTTCCTCAGCATCGAGCCAGAGCCAATCTATGATCGCGTCGTGATGAACCCGCCGTTCGACAAGAAGCGCAGCGATATTCACCACGTGCTGCACGCGCTGAAATTCCTCAAGCCGCGCGGCCTGCTGGTCTCGATCATGCCGACCGGGGTGATCTTCCGCGAAGACGCCCTATCTCGTGACTTTCGTGGAATCGTCTCTTCCCGTAGCGGCAGCATCGTCAACCTGCCTGACGCCTCTTTCAAGACCTCCGGAACCATGGTCAACACCTGCGTCGCGATCATCCTCGCCTAACCTTTCCGCGCCGCCCGCCAGCGCCTTCCCCTATTCAACGATAACGCCTCCCCGGCGAGGGCGGCGTCTGCACGCAAGGACCACAACATGACCTGTATGACCTCCCTCGCCCTTCCCTTCGAAAAGGAGCTGGTTGTTGACCTGTTCGCCGGCGGCGGCGGCGCCAGCAGCGGTATCGCTGAGGCCTACCGCGAGCCGGACGTTGCGGTAAACCACAACCCCATCGCCCTGGCCGTGCACCGCGCCAACCACCCGAACACCGAGCACTACGTGGCAGACGTGTTTGAGGTGGACCCGATCCACGCCACCAAGGGCCAGCCCGTCGGCATCCTGTGGGCATCGCCAGACTGCCGCCACCACAGCAAGGCCAAGGGCGGAAAGCCGCGCAATCGCAAGATTCGCGGCCTGGCCTGGGTGATCATCCGCTGGGCATACCAGACCAGCCCGCGGCTGATCTTCCTTGAAAACGTCGAAGAGTTCGCCGACTGGGGGCCGCTCGACGATGAAGGCAAGCCGGTCAAGTCCGAGAAGGGCCGGACCTTCAAGGCCTTCGTGGACGTGCTGGGCAACGGCATTCCTGAGGACCACCCGGATCTGCCGGAGATCCTGGCCGAGATCGGCGACCACGTACCCAAGGAAGCTCTGGTGCGCGGGCTGCGCTACAACTTCGAGCACCAGGTGCGAGTTGCCGCAGACCAGGGCGCACCCACTATCCGCAAGCGCCTGTACGGCATCGCTCGGCGCGACGGCAAGCCAATCGTGTGGCCGGCGCCGACGCATCACAAGAACCCGGGCAAGGGCCAGAAAGCCTGGCGGTCCGCCGCCGAATGCATCGACTGGGAACTGCAGGGCCGCACGATCTTCCGCGAGGACGCTCTGGTGGAAAACACCATGAACCGCATCGCCAAAGGCCTGTGGCGACACACGCTGGCCTGCAACGACCCGTTCATTGCCCCCCTGCGCGGCACCTCGAAATCGCACACCAGCACACACAGCGTGGACGATCCAGTCTCGACCATCAGCGGCGGAGGCACGCATCACGCCTTGGTTCAGCCGGCGATGGCCGTGGCCGGCTGCCTCACGGAGCACGCCAACGGATCGACGCAGCGAACCTTCGACGCCGAAGAGCCGCTCCGGACACAGGTAGCCCAGGTCAAAGGCGGCCACTTCGCGCTGATCTCTGCCAACCTGGTCACGCTGCGCAACGGTTGCGTCTGGTCGCCGGTAGACGGCCCTGTCGGCTGCATCACGCGCAGCGGCGGGCACCACGCCATAGCCTCGGCCCACCTGGAGCAAGCGAACGGCGGGTTCTACAAAGGCGATGGACGCAGCGCGGACGATCCGTTCTCGACGATCCTGGGCAAGGGCTCCAATCAGCGCCTAGTCTCGGCCTACATGGTCAAGTACTACGGCGCGGAGAAGGACGGGATCTCGATGCGGGAGCCGGTGCACACCATCCCGTCAAAGGATCGGATGGCAGTCGTGCAGGTCGTCCAGCTGCACAGCCACACGCTGACCGACGAGCAACTGGCCGGGGCCCGCAAGTGCGCAGCCTTCATGCGCAAGTACCTGCCGCAGCACTTCACCGAGGACGCCGACGTTGTGATGGTTGGCGATTACGTGATGGTCGACATCACCCTGCGCATGCTCAAGCCGCACGAGCTGAAGCGCGCCCAAGGCTTCCGGGCCGACTACATCATCGACCGCGGGCTGTTCCTCGATGAAGAAACCGGCCGGCTGTACTGGAAGCCAATCTCCGGCGCAGACCAAGTGAAGTTGCTGGGCAACAGCGTCTGCAAAGACGAAGCCCGGGCACTGGTCGCTGCCAATGCCTCCGACCTCATTGAGCTTTATCAGCGACTGGCTGCGTAGCGTCATTTTCCGAGAACAAATGAACGTCTTGCTGCCAGCGGTCTAGCAAATACGCGATCTTGGGATGGGCCGCAGGAGCGTTATGAATGATGTCCTGCTCAACTGCACGCAGTTGCCTCTCCACCCCACTTCTCTCTTTCCTAAATCGAGACGAATGGAGCAGAGCTGAGACAAGATCAAACACCCGAAACCCATCGAAGCCTTGGAAAAACGCCGACTTCAGATGACTGAAGCTGAGTTTTTCATCAATGAACGTAGCAGCGTCCTTTGATACCAGCACTCGCGAGTACACAGCGTGTTTGCTTTCGAGCTCGTAGGCTTCAATCATCGCTGGCCCAAACAACGCCCCACCACGTTCATGCACCAATTTTCCTACAGTTATCCCTCCACGCATCAGCATTCCCAGGCTAAAGAAAAATTGGAAATGGATGATCTGAACTGCTCGTAGAAGAAGATCGCAAGCAGCGAAGTTATCTGCAGGGGCTGAGATGACGAAAGAGTCAGAAAACTGTGTGGCTACAAGCCGATACGTTTGGTCGGCGTGTTCCATTAGCGAATCACCGTAATAGTCCTGGCAAGTCTTCATCCCGTCGACGTCCAGAAATGGGATGGCTCCGTACAGAGCCGACTCAAGGCCACCGTCTTTGAACTCACTAAAGATCTTGAAGAGCGACGCGGCTATAGCCGGCTCTTGCTCAGCTTGCTTGATAGCCGCTGAGAAGCCCAGCAAGTCGAAAAAGCATATAAGGCGATTCTCGTAATTCATCTCATAGACCAAGGATTCGCGAGTCGCGATGTTAACTCATTCGCAAGGAGTTACCCATGCCCACAGAAAACCGATCCAGCAACACAGAGATGGTCAGCGTGCCGCGTTATCTGGCTGAAGAGATCAACGCGGCACTGATCAATCACGGTCATGTGGTTCTTCCCCGAGGACTACAGGAGGCAATGAATGCCCAAGCCGAGCAGCACCAGGAAACTCCGGTGGGCGAAGTCGTGGCATTCGGAAAGGGCCTGCATGAGATAGCGTGGGCCGCCGGGCGCATGCCGAAGCTCGGCGCCAAGCTCTACACCAACCCAGCGCCAGCCGATCCTGGCGAGGTTGAGCGGCTGCGCGCTGCGCTGAAGTTCTACGCAGACCGCGAGCATTACCACTTCGAAAGCGGGAATTGGGACACCGTGAGCGGCGAGCCGCTGAACATTCTCTGGTGCGGTGACGAGCCTGATTTCATTGAGGACGGCACTGTCGCGCGTAATGCCCTATCCGCCAGCGCAGAGCCGGAGGCAACGTGAAGACGCACTTCGCTCCATTCACCGACCTGGAAGACCTTGAGCAGGCACCCTGCGGCACTTGGCTAGGGGAATCCTCCGAGCTGTCAGGCGACTGGGCAATGGTCGATTGCCTGCTCTGTCAGAAACACAAGGCAAAGATCACCGCAGCCGCGGAAGACGAAGAACGCTTCATCGTCGAGCAGATGGGCGACATGGCAGCATTCATGCGCGCACAAGGCTAGACCGCTACGGAGCACATCTGTACTCCACCCCGGTGTAACCAATCCGCCCTATCCCGAGCAGGCAACCTTGTCGAATTTCGGCTGGGTATCCGTGGCGATACGGCGAGCGCGACCTACGCCCCAGGCCAAAGCCCTGGTCATTGATTCACCGGGACGGGAATCGAACGCCTCCTCGTGAAGGGCCATGCCCGTCGAGGCATAGACTCCAATGAACATTTGCGTGTTACCTGCGCGCGACAGGCGCACCTGAACATCAATGACCGTTCCATCCTCGAGTTCTTCGTCATGAGTTCGGTGGTGAAGCGTTGGATCAGCCCACTCCCAGAAAACTTCACCGCGAATCCTCATGTCGGCCTCCTACGATTTTAGTTGTATGCCACGGGTGAACTCTCACCATAGCTAAGGCCAGGTGGCACGCAACCGCGGAAGCCTAGTTTGAGAACTGAATCGGACCACCGGCCGATTTTCTTGGACCGAACCCAACCCCTTTTACAACTCACTGCCGCGATATGGCGGCCAAGGAAGCGCTATGCACAAGAAAAGGGTGGGCATGAAAGCCCGCATCGAAAAGAAGCTCAGCAAGCGCCTGGTCGAGCTGTTGCCGTCGGTCTACAGCAAGGCCTGGCGTGATCAGGAGCCGACAGAACTTTCGTACGACCAAGGCTCCAGTGTGCGACACGTTATGAGCGTCGGCGGCGGCCTGGACTATTGGGGTGAAGGACAAGATGCCTACACCGTCTGGGAGGACTGGCAGATGAACTGGTGCTGGCATGGGCCTTTCGAGGCATATCCGAGCGGGCATCGATTTGAGGGATACCCAGACACCGATGGCTTCCGGCCTACCACGATCAACCTGCTGAAGCTCGCCGCCGACTGCGAGCGAATCCACAAGGAAGCGTACCCATGACCCGCCTCGCCCTCTGCATTCTGCTGCTGGCCACCGGAGCCAGCGCAGCCGAGAACGTCATCGACGTGCAGCACGACAGCCAGCGCGGCGTCACCTGCTACCTGCTGAATGGGGTCGGCATCAGCTGCATCCCCGACAGCCAGCTGCAGGCCGGCAACGAGCGCCAGCTCTCCCCGCACGAAACCCAACCCGAACCTACACCCGCTCTGGCGCCTGGGCGCTGGATTGATGAGAGGTATCAGCTGTGAGCCAGTTATCAAGAACGGTCGAGTTACCAATCTCCTGCGAGGTCGGCGGCCGAACCTGGAAGCTCTTTACCTTCGACTATGAAACCCCAGACGGAACCTTCTGCGGGTACCTACATGCCATTTCAGCCGAGCATGCCGCAGCGATGCTTTTGGATATGAAGGCCACGGCCGCCCTCAAGGGGGAGATGATTGGGGTGCTGCCATGAGCCTATTCCAATGCTACGAATGTGGCTGCCGAGAGAACACGGCTACCAGCAATTTCTGGGTTCGTATGGAAGGGCAGTGGCGCGGGCTGCCTAGCCAGCCATGGATGCTGTGCTCCGCATGCGATCCAAGCATCCGCGAATGGCACGGCGAGTTCGATCGCCTGCACCTGCCGAAGGGCGAGTTCTGCACCAACGCCCAAGGGAACCTTGAGCACATCGCAACCGGCAAGCTTTGCCATGAGTACCTGGCCGAGGTGCAACCGTGACCGACCTGATCGAAGTGAGGGTATCCAACCTTTCCGGTGAGGCACTGGGCTGGGCAGTCGGCAAGGCCGAAGGGCTGGATGTGTACTTGGAGCCGCCCGGCTACAACGGTGTGCCTTGGCGAGTGTTCGCTCGGTACCAGGGCCAGGCCATCGAGCACACCAAGCGCTACAACCCGTGGGAAGACTGGGCGCTGGGCGGGCCGCTGATTGATAAGTACGAGGCCGACTTTCAATGGGCGCGCCCTGGAATGCTGAGGGCAGTTGTTTCGGTTGGTCAGTCTGTCGGGGCGGCTCGCGCAGAAACCCACTTGCTTGCCGCCGGACGCGCCATCGTCTCCGCCGCGCTCGGCGATACCGTCCAGGTGCCGAAGGAACTGTGCCAATGAGCAACTACCAATTCTGCCTGATCCTGTCGCTACTGTTCTTCATCGCGGCCAATGGCGTTGGCTCCAATGGCGCCGCGGCGATCGGCTACCTCATCGGTATTGCCTGCAGCTTTGCTGCGCTGGTCTGGTGCTTCCTGGAGCGAAAATCATGATCCTGCCCCTGATGTACATGGCCTACCTGATCTACAAAGGACCGCGACCATGAAAGCGCGCATGACCTACTGGAACGGCTCCTGGTGGTGCCGGCGAATGGGGTGCACCGGCCAGGGCTCGACGATGAAAGAGGCCTGGGACGACATGTGGAAGCTGTACTTCGAAGCCGTCCGTCCTGCTCGCCCGCAAACCTTCCATTCGCCGCGCGTCCGCTGCGGCTGAATAAAACTCACCCCTCCCCCCTACTACTCAAGCCCGCCGACATGCGCGGGCGAGGATTCCCTATGTCCGCAACCAACCGATTCCACCAGGTCGCCAACGACGCGCTGGTGATGATCAGCGAAAACCTTAATCCGGGCGCCAAGCTGGCCTTGGTGATCTACACGCCCGGCGAGCCGGAACTGGATATCGTCCTGAAAGACAGTGGCCTGAACGTCGACGAGGTCGTTAATACCCTGCGACGCCACGGTGGGCTGAGCCTGGACGGCGAAAACACCTACAAGCGCTCGGTCTGTGAGGTCATCATCGGCGCACTTGCCACAGGCAAGCAGAACAACAACCCACCGCCTGCCGATCACTGGGGCCTGGAGTTCTGGGATATCGGTCGCGCCGAGGGTGCGCTGCAGGAAGAACTGGTGCGCGCGCTGCGACTGGTGCGCAAAGAGCTGGATGCCTGCCAGCGAGTGATCCACTACGCCGGCGGCTTTGACCCCGCCTACGTCAACGACGCCCAGGCCGCTATCAAGGTTGCTGATGGGGTACTTGAAAAGATTCCCGCTTGACCCTCACCCTACCACTATTCAAATGCCCGCCGGCTGTAGTGCGGGCGAGGAACCTCTATGTCTGAACGCAAAATGATGTGCATCTACCACGGCAACTGTGCCGACGGCTTCGGTGCCGCCTGGGTTGTCCGCAAGGCCCTAGGTGACCAGGTCGAGTTCGTCGCCGGAGTGTACGGTCAGGTACCGCCTGACGTTGAAGGCAAGGACGTCATCATCGTGGACTTCAGCTACAAGTACGACGTGCTGGCCAAGATGAGCTGGCAGGCGCACAGCATCATCATCCTGGACCACCACAAGTCTGCAGCTGAGGAGCTTAAGCAGTTTCCGCCTTTCCATGCTGGAGTTAGGGTAGATGGCCGCTATGCCGACAACTCGGTATCGCTGGGCTGGGAAAGCGCCCACGAACTGATGCTCTCCCAGGGTGCCCCAGCAATCGCCTGTTGTTTCGACATGAACCGGAGCGGCGCCATGCTCGCTTGGGACCACTTTTTCCCCGGGCAAGAGCCGCCAATGCTGCTGCGCCACATCGAGGACCGCGACCTCTGGCTATTCCAGCTGGATGGCACTCGCGAGATCCAGGCCAACCTGTTCAGCTACCCCTACGACTTCGAAGTCTGGGACAAGCTCATGGCCGCAGACGTGGAAACCCTCCGCTCGGACGGCGCCGCGATCGAGCGCAAGCACCACAAGGACATTGCCGAACTGGTCGCCGTGATGAAGCGCCGCCTGGTCATTGGTGGCCACGATGTGCCGGCGGCCAGTCTCCCCTACACGCTCACCAGCGACGCAGGTCACCTCATGGCACAGGGCGAGCCATTCGCGGCCTGCTACTGGGATACGCCCGACGGCCGCGTATTCAGCCTGCGCAGCACTGACGAAGGCCTCGACGTGTCGGAAATCGCCAAGCAGTACGGCGGCGGTGGCCACCGCAATGCCTCCGGCTTCCGCGTACCGTTCGGCCACGAACTGACCAAGTAGCCCGCCCACCCCAACGAAGCCCGCCGGCAATTGCCCGCGGGTAAGGACCTGCTATGCCTGAAAATACCGAATACAGCATGTCCCCCGATGATGCGCTGCTCATCGCTGGTATCGGACAGCACGGCCTGGACGCGCGCCGAACAATGGTAAAGGACGTAATGACCCGGCACGGCCCTGAAAGGCTGGTGGAGCTGCTGGCTCAGTTCATCGGCATGGCCAATTCCGTAGCGGCCAACTGCGCGGAGATGAGCGACACCGTTCTGATCAATGAATGCGGTGTCCATCCCGACAAATTCGACAGCGTTAACTTGCCGACAATCTTCGGCGCCTGCCAGGGCGTGCAGCTCGCGCACAAGTGCGATCCGGCCGGCGCATGCCATGGCTGCGCTTACCGCCTGGGTTCCATCGCCAACCAGTCGCCAATCACCACCAGCGACGCCGAGTTCATGGCGCACGACCGCAAGGGTTTCATGTGCCATGCGGAGCTCGACGAACGCGGTGAACCCCTTCGAGTTTGCGTGGGCCACGCCAAAGCGGCCCGAGCATCCACCTGACCACCAACCTGCCGCCACCCGCGGCGTGGAGACCATCCCATGGAAACCGAGATCCTTTCGGACGAAGAGCTGGCCGAGCTGACCGGCTACAAGGCCAGGGGCTACCAGCGCCGCTGGCTCGAAGAACGCGGCTGGGTGTTCGTTGAAACCCGAAGTGGGCGGCCTTTGGTTGGTCGCCACTACGTCCGCATGAAGCTAGGCGTGACCCTTGAAGTAGTGCCGGTGGCGCCACCGCCGCCAACCGCCCCCACGTGGACACCAGACATTTCGAAGGTGAGGTGAAATGCGCCCCAGGAAGACCGAGAACAGGGACTTGCCGCCGGGCATGTACCGGCGCAAGCGCACCAGCAAGAGCAAGAAGAACCCCGGCAAACAGTGGATCAGCTACTTCTACCTGGACAAATCAGGAAAACCGGTGCCGCTGGGCACCGACCTGAGCCTAGCGAGGCTGAAATGGGCCGAGCTGGAGGCGAAGGAAAAACCGAAGGACCTGGTTACGATGGGCGCGATCTTCGACCGATACGAGCGCGACATCATCCCGAAGAAGGCAGCGCGCACCCAGAAGGACAACCTGGCCGAGATACGCCAGTTGCGAAACTACTTCGAAAAGGCCCCAATCGACGGGGTCACGCCTGCACATGTGGCGAAGTACCGCGATGCCAGGACAGCACTGGTCAGGGCAAACAGAGAGATAGCCACCCTGTCGCACATCTTCAACATCGCCCGGGAATGGGGTCTCACCACCAACGAGAACCCGTGCCAGGGCGTGCGCAAGAACAAGGAGCTACCGCGAGACTTCTATGCCAATGACGCGATCTGGAACGCGGTGTATGCGAAAGCGGTGGGTGAACTGAAGGACGCCATGGACTTAGCGTATTTGACAGGCCAGCGTCCGGCAGACGTGCTGGTGATGAGGCGGGACGACATAGAGGGCAAGGCCCTTGGTGTGAAACAGAAGAAGACCCACAAGAAGCTGCGGATCATGCTGGAGGTGGATGGTGTGGAGAGCAGCCTGGGCGCCCTGATCAGGAAGATTCTGGCGCGCAACGCTTCGCATGGGTCGCCGTACCTGCTGCTGACCGACAACGGTAAACGGGTGACGGCACCGATGCTGCGTCATCGCTGGGACGACGCGCGGGAGGAGGCGGTGAAAGAAGCAGTCGCCGCCGGCGACCAGGTGCTGGCCAGCAGAATCAGCCAGTTCCAATTCCGCGACATTCGCCCGAAGGCGGCTTCCGAAATCACCGATGTCGACCACGCCAGCCTGCTGTTGGGCCACACCAAGGGCGACATTACCGAGCGGGTTTATCGTCGAATTGGAGCCTTGGCGAAACCCACCAAGTAA